GAAACAATATATTAGCCTTGTCTCAATCGAAGAGATACAGTAAAACCGAGGAGAATATATGAACAAACTAACTTTTAACGCTTCGAAGTCTATATGTCACAAAATCGTTACAGACTCGAAGGGAAAAAAATATCTTATGGACACGAGTACCATCAGACCCAACGTGTATGGTTTTGGATTTTTACCCAAAAGAGTGCGTGTTGAAATGGTTGAGATTGATAAAAAAAGTCGCCTTTTTGATAAGAAAACAAAAGTTAATGGAGCGGTAGTGGCAGGTGTAGGGGCGTTCGCAAGTACACCTCTCCTATCAAAGTCGATAACGAAACTACTGGATGGGATGCTGGATAGCTATCATATTCACCAACAGCCTTTTCTAAAGTACGGAATTTTTCTAGGGACTTTCATTTTGGCATTCTTAATAGCGCTAGTAATGATAGGAGTTTCTAGATTCAAGGTATCAAAGAAACTTCCTTCTAATCCTAAAAAGTATATCGCTACATTTAGAACAGAAGGTAAAAACAATGCGAGTTATTATATTTTTCTGGCCATTATTGCAGTCCTCCTTTTCTTTTACGCAAAAGCACCTTCTTGGGGAGAATTATTATTGATATATAATATGATGTTCGCATTTTGGCTATTTTTTGTTTGGCTGGTAGAAGTCCCTGTTGATAATATGTACAATAATAAAATTTTAACACTATTTTTACTTAAAATCAAGTAAAAATTATAGTAGTTGTGATTTTAAGAATTCCTCTTTAAGAATACAAGCATCCTTTAGCTTATCATACCTAAAACCAATAAATACACAATGTGCGAACCTACCATTTTTAGTAATTTGTTGCCCATCAATCTCTACAACTTTACCATAGTATTCTGGTTTAAGTACTGTCCTACCATTAATAACCATTCCCATATTCTTACGCATATCAAGATTGAAACCACTAAACTTACCAATCTCTCTAACTTCCTGTGTACCATCTTCTTTTTCAACATACACAGAAACACATATAGAACCAATCATGTTTTCAAATGCAGAACCTTTATTACCCAACTCATAGCCTGTAATAAAAGCATCAATAGTATCACCGAATGAGAAAGTTATATCACCACTTACATCATCTAATGTATCAAAAGCACTTAAAGATGATTGTGAGTTAAATGCACTTAATGAATCAGACAAAGACCTCTTACACTTTACCCAACCTTTAAAATTTCTAGTTGTATCAGGTACGTATACACCATCTAGACGTTTAGCTACAGTACCCTCTAAACCAAGACTAATTAAATGCTTATAAAACTCTTTCTTATTTTCAACTACATATTTAACAGGTCTAACATTAAAATTAACATCTACCAGCATATTGATAATGTTTGATAAATATTCCCTACGCTCACATAAAGGAGTATCCATTATCCAACTACCATCACAGTATATACAATCAAATGCATTGAATACTAAATCTAAATCGTTAAAATCTTGAATATCTAATGCTCTATCAGTATTAGAACCTAAAATAGATGTAACAGCTTGCAACTGAGAACTAGTATCTACACCATAACCATCTAATACAGTACATATATTAGGATTATCAGACGTTAACTCACAATCTAAAATAAACGTCCTATCTAACATATTGTATGAGAAATCTTTAGGTAATTTAACTTTTTCTGTAAACTCTATAGGGAGCAAGTCAATATCACTATTATGTCTACTATATAAGTGAATACCTGAACCATCATTAATAATAAAGCATCTAACTCCATTTAATTTCTGTTCCATTGACCAATTATCTGAATTCCATACCTCTTGTTGCTGTTCTTCCTTGAATGAGTCAATCCTACCAGCCAACATAGGTGATTTCAACTGCAACATCAACTTTAAATGCTCAGGTGTATTATCAACAGAACCATATCTGATAGAAAGATTGTGTTCTCTAATTGGTTTGATATAATCCTCTTTCTTTAAAGACTTACCATCTTCTCTAATAGGAATAGTAATACCACAATCAAAGGACATCTGCCTTAACTCATTTAAAGTTCTACCAACACTAATTGCCATAAGAAACAACCCCCTTTAAATTAAGTAAAGCATCCTCATTAGAAGATATATCATTACCCATAATATCACCAATCTCAATATTTAGAGATTTACATAGTTTTAAAATGGTAGATACAGATGGGCAAGTTTTTGAACCCTTACCCATCCTTAAATCTTCAATCCTACACACTACATCTCGACTAATACCAGTTAAATTAGAGAATTCAGATATTGTTGTTTCTAACACATTAACCCTAATGTATCGTACATTTTTACCCAACTGAACCAACTCTAACATATCACTCATTAGCAACACCACTCTTAATAAAGGAAATTAATGAATTCTTATCGTAATCATTATCAACCCTAGTATTAATATTTTCTAAAATATCATCAACAGAAACATCTAACATGATACCATATCTAGCTAATTTACCATTCATTAATGCATTAGAAGTGATGAACTCATATTTATCATCTACGATATGATAAATATATGTAGATAAACTAGAATTATTCTTATCTAAGACCATATTAGACATTCTACGTAAAATAACTAAACAATCATCGATATCACCCACATCAGATAATAACCAACTCAACGGTACTTCGTTAAAGCCATCGACTTTATTCATGTCTACCAAAGACCACTTACTACCAATGTGATAAGCAACATCTAAACGCTCAACCGCACTACCTAACTTTTCATCTTCATAACTTGCTAAATACACTTTAACTTGATTAAATTCACCCTTAGTAATATTAAATACTTTTGATGTATCTACATACTTAACTAAGTCATCAAGAGTTAAGCTATCAAAAATAAACTCTTCCATAATAATCCCCTATGCTAAATCGGGCTCAAAATGATACCCTAACTCAGAATCATCCTCAACCATATGAAAATCATATACTCTACCCATAGACCAACCAACAGATGGGTCAGTAATAATCTCTACTGGCCACTCAGGCAACTTAACAGATTGTGTTTCTTTGATAATCTTTAATATACGCATTAACTTAGTAGCACGTACTGTATAACCAATCTCATCATGGATAGCAACCCTCCAAGCAACATCGTCCTTGAATTCTTCATTATTAAATAATGCTTTCCACAACTTAATCATTACCATTTTAAGAATATCACCAGCAACACCCTGTACACTTGTGTTACCAGCACTACGATTAGCAAAACCTATCTGTTTATTCTCATAATAAGAACGTAACCTACGTGGTCTACCAAAGAATGTCTGTAACATACCTTTACGTCTAGCACTATAGATTAACCTATCTTGCCATTGGAATAATGTAGGTAACGCTTTCTTATACTTATTATAGAAATCTTCTGCTTCTTGTAAAGACTTAAATCCATACCTACTATCTGCATATAGTGAATGAGAACTAGCACCATACAAAATAGAGAAATTGGCGTACTTTGCCATCTTACGATAATCCCTATTATAATGTTCTTCGCCCCAGATAGCTACTGCTGTATTACCACAAACTGATGTCTTACCATTACGTCTCACGAACAACAACGAACTAGGAACTGCAAAACACACAGATTTAACAGGTTCATCATACTTAATAATCTTAGTATTCTTATTTGAACCCCTAACATCTCTCTTACCACTGACACAATTAAGTTTATACAAAGAAACATTGTATCTATGAGAAACATCTTTAATATTAGTTGAGTATCCTAAATTAATAAGAATTAATTGTAACTGTTCAACTAGTTTTTTAGACTGTACTAATATAGTTTTAGAATTTTCTCTACCCTCTCTGTTATCATGTAAACCATCACCATCATACATAGCTAAGAAGAATTTTTCTAATAATCTATCACTAAAATGTAACATCTTATCAGACAAAACCCTATCTTTTTTAAGATTACCACCTATATAGCTAACAATAGTATCAAATAAAGCTGAACTTGTAACAGAAAAGACATGAAAATCACCACTTAACGTGGAAGTCCTACCACAAATATTAATTTCTTTACCTTTACAGATAGTAACTTTTTCATCAAAAAGATTCCCTAATCTAGCATTAAGTTTTTGCATTTTAGACAACACTTCTGATTTTGCCTCTGACTGAGAAAAGTACACAGTTTTAGAACCATTACTTCGTAAACATGTACCACCATCAGTAATAACATACCCAAGAAGTTCTACAAAATCATCAACTGAAATATCATACCCATCTTTGTGATATGTACTACCCATGTGAATAACTCCGCTATCTACGATATCATCTGAAATTCTAAATACTTTAGTAGATACAGGACTACAGATTGTACGATAGGAATGTTTCTTATATAACTCATCTGCACGTTTTATATACCAATTATCCCTACCCCTATCATACATACGATGATTAGGTGTAACTAATAAATCAGTATTATTACCAACAAAATGATACATTGTATCTGTTTCATTGAAATAAGCATGTCCAGCTTTAACAAACTCTAACTCTTTAGTATCTTCATTATACTGTGCAATCTCAGTATCAATACCAATATGTTCATAAGTTTTCCAACCATCCCTAGTTAAAAACTCAGTATCTAAAGAATAACACCTTTTATGAATGTCATCACCATGTACAAAAGCATCAACCCAATTAGGCTCACGACTTAAATTAGCGGCGATACGTAATTCCTCAGCGGCATAATCAAAACTGGTGTATAAAAAATCATCATCATTGCTATCTTCTAACATTTTAGGTGAAATAGCCATACGTATATTTAAATCATCATCCATACCCTCTACCCAACCAATATATGTTGGGTCATCAGGTATAATATGTTTTCCTTCCTCATCATAAGAAGAATAAACAAACTTATACCCCATAATGATATTATCTTTCTTAGAGAATAAATTTCTATCTCCCAAGTCAAATACGTCTTCCATCTTTACATGTGGCTTAGGCAGGGATTGTGCATTAATCGGACTAAAGAAAGAATTCTTCCCATCCTTACCACAAGCAAGCCTCCCAGTTGGTACTTCAGTAGTTTTATAAGCAAACCTACAATAACCCCTACGTTCATACTCTTTCAACAAAGGTTTAATATATGAAGATATTAATTTAGCTGTTTTCTTATAGTTGATATATGACTTCAAAGCTGGGAACTTTTCTACATACTCTTTAGGTAAATCAGCCAATATTTTAATACCAACTGACATAGTGCCTTTAGATGTACGCTCACCAGTATCAATCCCCAACCTCTCAAAAGCTTGTGCAACTTGTACAGGTGAGTTTAGATTAATCTGCCCACCTATCATGGCATACACATCTCTCTCCATCTTATCTACCCTATCAGTAGCTATAATGTAAAGATTTTTAAGTACATCACCATCCAACCAAATCCTCTCATTCTCATAGTGTAATAAAGGATATAACATCAAATTATCAAACTTAGCAGAATGTTTAGCCTCTGTAAAATACTTAACTGTTGCAGTTGCAAGTAAAAAGGTACACAACGCATCTGCGGCGGCATAAAACACTGTATCTTCATTTTCAGATGGATTTAAATAGAAGAATGAACCAGCATTTTCAATTACCTCATCAAAGTGTAACTGTTCAATCCCTAAGAAATGTAAACTAGACCACTTTAAACTAGGATATTTTTGGTTTGTATCAGCTAACCATACAGGTACGGAAACATCATAATAATCAACCTTAGACATATCAAACTTAGCATACATCCAACGTCTTTTATCTAAATCTGCTTTATTCTCTTTATACCCATAGTATTCCATAATCCGTGCGTCATAACGCATATTATACATGAATACCTTCTTAGCTTCACACATACGCTCATAGATGAATTTTACAGATTCCTCACCTAAATTACCCTCATACTGAAAATGATATACAGGCACATAATATGCTGTTTTACCATCTAAGCAAAAAGAATAACCTACTAAGTCAATCTCCTCAAAATCTAAACCAGTAGTCTCTGTATCAAAAGCCATATAGTAATCTTTTTTATCTTTAAAGATACTCTTTAAGTCTTCCATACTTTCAACTAATACAAAGTTAAAATTCTTATACCAGTTCTCTATCTTAGGAACAGCACCTACCCAATGTTTATAATCACTCTTAGCTTTCTCATTAGCCATAGATAGATTTTATTCCTTTCTTTTAAATCTACAATTAAACATAAGACCTACATAGTAATCTAACCCACCACCACTCATGAATACATCTGATATATGCACACACAAGTCCTCGTCTTGTAGAAGAAAACTAATTGTCTCACTTATATCTCTTGACACATACCCTACATGATATGTGCCACTATAACCATCAACAGATAGCATAACTTTTACAGCATGTTTATCATGAATATTTTCAGGCTCACGTACTAACTCTAATATAACTTTATTAACCATATTATTATCTAGTATAGCCTGTAGCACCTCCTGTGCATTATATCGAAAAGTACTACCTACCAATTTTAATGTAAACACACAATCAGTAATATCACATGTTAAATTCTGTAAAAATAAAGGTAACTCTTTATTCATTTTGAAAAGTCACCCCTTGTATTAATCCATAACTTAGTCTTAGAGAATAGTATCTTAATTGCATACCTCTCTGATAATACACCCATTATAGGATTTTCAACTATAACACCTCTAGACCTAAGAGTCTTAGCAAGCTTTAAAAATCTATCACTCCTAGCTAAAAGAACTATCTTATTTGTACCTAATGATAAGCACAAACGATACAATTCCTCAGCAACTATATTACACCAACTAGTGTTTTGTATAATATCTCTTAAAGTAACTGAACCATCTAATATATCATCTTGATACATAATACCCATTCCAGTTAAATATACGATATCCATCTTCTCTATATCAGAATATTCTACCAATAACTTTAAGAAAGTACTTCTAGTTAAATAATCAGCAACTCTTTTATTTTTCTTCTTACTTGTACCCCTAGTATGTAATGGTATTACTGCAAGTCCATTTCCTATAATAGGAACATTCTTAGCCATT